TCACTGGTCGCGCTGTCCTGCCAGCCGGTTTCGGCTGGCCGCTTGTCCTTCGGCCGCAGCGGGAAGACGCGGAAGCCTTGCGCGGCGAGCGCCGCGGCGTCATCGATGAGCGCCATCTACATGCCCCGCGGCGGGGCGAACAGGCAGATCGTCCGGCCATCGGGCGCCCCGGCGACCGAACACCAATGGAATTTTCCGTCCGGCGATTGCTTCAGCCGTGGATCGCCGAGATAGGACACGACCTCGCCGGTCGCGTCGATCTTGTAGCCGACCGCGGTTTCGGTGATGGCGCTGTCAGCGACCTCGCGGCAGTCCTGACCGGAACAACACGAGAACGGGTATTTCCAGCCATTCGGCTGTGCGGCGGTCGGGAGCGCGTCGTGCGGGTAGACCAGGCCGCTCGACCAGACGTAGGTGGCGGCCGCGAGGGCGAGCGTCGATGCGATCAGGAGGGGTTTCATTCGGAAGGCTCCAGCGGGACCAGCGCCAGCTTGTAGCCGAGCGACTGTGCGAGTGCTTCAAATCCGACGAGCGACGCACTGTTTTTTCCGGCGCCCCAGCGGTAGAGCGCATGATGCGCCACGCCGGCGGCCTTGCATACCTCGATACGCGTGCGCCCGCTGGCCTCGACGATGGCGATCAGTTCGCGGGTGATCGGCGATGCGGTGCGCGGGGCGTCCGTCGGTCGGTGCGCCGGCCTACCCATTGGCCTGCTCCGCGATCTTGATGGCTTGCGCCAGTTTGTGGATCGCGATCGTTCGTGCGTCCATGACGCCGCCTTTCGGTATCCAGATCAGCGCCTGGGCGACCGCGTCGGCAGCGTGGTCCCACGCCCGCGCTTTTGCCAGTAGACGGCGTCGGTATTCGGCGTTACGTTGAGCGCTGCTTTTCGGCATCGCAATCTCCCGGTTCTTGGTGGTTCTACTGTGAGGTTACGCTTATGCCGGGAGGCTGGTCAAGCGTACTCCCAGCTGCCCCGGCGAATATTTTTCGTCGGGGCTTTCTTTTACCTGTTGACAGCATGATTTAACCTGACTAACTTTGCCAAAACAGCGGAGAACCACACATGGACTGGCTTACTTTCGGCACGCTTACCGCGGGTTCGGTGCTCGCGATCCTGGTGACGACGATCGCCGCTTTCAGGGGGATCAAGCCGTGACTGACATCCCCGACAAGGCCGTAGAGGCGGCAGAAGCCGAGTTCTAGCCATGCTGATCCATGATCTGGGAGGTCGGGATGGCGAGTGACGGCCCGGCTCTGCGCTCTATCGACAAACTCAATGCGATCCTCGAAGCCCGAGACGCCCGGATCGCCGCCCTTGAGGCGGAACTGGCCGAGGCGCGGGCGGAGCTGGACAACAGCCGCGCGAACAGCGTCAGCCGAGGCAAGAAGCTTCTGCGGCTGCGCGCCAAGCTCATCCAGATCAGCGATAACATCGAGCACGAGGGCGACCGTGCGTACTTCGGAAGCACCAACGATGCCGATGAATTGCGTGAAATCTTCCTTTGGCTGGACGGCTTCAAGTGGGATCGCGTCATGTCGGAAAGTGACGAAGACGACCTGATTTCCGCAGTCGAGCGCCTATTGGCCCGCGCCACCGCCGCCGAGGCAAGGGCGGAGAAGCTGGCGGAGGCGCTGGAGCCGTTTGCGCGTAATGTTGACAGTTTTCAACGCCTAGCAAGCGACGACATATGTTTGGACGGAACGCCGTATGAGAAAAAGAGCCGGCTGACGCTTGGTGATCTTCGCCGCGCCCGCGCCGCCCTGGGGGGCGACCATGGTTGAGGCGCGAGGCTTGCTTCCGTGCCCGTTCTGCGGGGGAACGCCGAAGGTCGTGGACTATTACGGCAACTACAATCGCCCGCCGGACTGGTGCGTCCATTGCGAGAGTTGCGACCTAGCCCTCGACGGCGACAAGACGCCGGAGGAAGCCGTCGTTCGGTGGAACCGCCGCGTTCCCCCTCCCGGCTCTCGCGTAGTGCCGGAGGGCGCGGTAGACGCCGAGACGGTTCGAAAGTGCATCGAACAGGTCACTGCCGCGCGTAGGACATGCCGACCGGCGTGGCAAGCTCTGGAGGCTCACGACGACATCATCGACGCCCTCCGTGCTCTTGCGGAGCCGAAGCCTGTTGACAGCACGATTAAACAGGATTAACTACACGACATGGATTGGAAAACACTCAGCGCGGAACAGAAGGTCGACGCGGTTCGCAATGCCTACGAGCATGGCGATACGAAGCATCACATTGCGGCGAAACTCGGCGTCAGCCTGCATTCGGTGCATGGCGTGTTCGCCCGCAACCCGGAGCTTGCCGCCGATTGCCTGTTCCGCTTGCCGACCGAACGCAGCGCGCCGAAGCGCGCCCGCCGGGCCGAGTTCCAGGCGTTTCTCGATCGCTTCCCCGGCATCCGCCAGAAGCTATCGGCGGAGTTCGGACTGAGCGGCCCGGCGCCGTACCTCTGGAGCCGCGCGCCGGCTCCGTATACCCGGCGGATCGCCGCCCTCACCAACACGCCGAAGCACAAGCTGCGGCCGGACCTCTACGAACAAGGAGAATGAACAGTGGCCAAGATGAAAGACGTCGAACTGTCGACGGAAGAACTGCTGGACGAAGTCAACCACGGTGGCGCCACGCTGGGGGGTCAGACGCTCCGGGTTCGCGAAGGCGAGACGGTCGAGCAGGCCGCCGAACGCGCGATGGACGAGATCCGGCAGGCGAACATGTCAGCGGCCCAGGCGCGCACGTTTGGCACGTCTCGCGCTGAGACAGCGCAGAACTATCAGCGCGAGGCCAGCCGCATCAGTCGCGAAATGCTCGACAGGCTGCCGCCCGATACCGACGACATCCGCGCCACGCTCGACGAGCGCGCCACGACGCACGGCGAATACAGCGAGCACGCGGCGACCACCCAGATGCTGAAGCGGATCATGCGCGCGGCGCCGAAGTGGGAAGATCTCAAGTATCACGAGCAGGAGACGCTCGAGATGGTCGCGCACAAGATCGGCCGCATTCTCTGCGGCGACCCGCATGCGCATGACCACTGGCACGACATCGCCGGTTACGCGACCCTGTCGGCCGACCGGAACAAGTGACATGGTCGGCTACGCAAAAGACCTGCTGACGAAAGGCATCCCGGTCGACCCCGACCTCGACGGTCCTTTTGACGAAGCGTTGACTGTGTCCGGCCTGGTCAATCGCGGCACACAAAAGCAGTGGGACCGTGTCCGGTACGATCAGGCGGCCCTGCTGCGGTTCTTCGAGGAATGCTGCGCAAACAACGCTACGGGGTTTGCGATGCGCAACACGCTGATCAAGGTCTACATGGAAGGCATGGGGTTACGTCCATGAGTTCGCCGCGGCTTACCGAGAAGGAGAAGCTCGGCATCCTGAAGGCCTATGCCGACGGGGAGAAGGTGATCGCGATCGCCGCCAGATTTGGCGTCGATAACAGCTATCCGTCCAAACTCAACAAGCGGCGCGGACTGCCGCCGAGGCGGAAATGACCGAAGACGACATCAAGGTGCTGACCTTCCGCACCGAGGCGTTCGGCCAGGTGCTGGAGGCGATGCGCGCCAGGGGCGCGACCGACGAAAGCACGGTCATGATGGCGCTGCCGGACATGGAGCGTTTCGTCGCGTACATCCGCTACCTCGAAAGCAAGACGAAGGTTTTACAGTGAACGGCCTTGCCTTCGATCTCGGGACGACCACCGGCTGGGCCGCGCTGATGAACGGCACCGTGCTGTCGGGCACCCTGAAGCTGAAGGGCGGCCGGTTCGAGGGCGGCGGCATGCGGTTCGTACGGTTCGCCGACCAGGTGACGGAATTGTTCAGCCGCGTGGCGCCGGACTGGGTCTACTACGAGGAAGTCCGGCGGCACGCCGGCACCGACGCCGCGCATGTGTATGGCGGGCTGATGGGCGCGCTTACGGGCTTGTGCGAAAGACGTCCGGTGCCGTACTCTGCAGTGCCGGTTGGAACGATAAAGAAGTTCTGGACCGGCGTCGGCAATGCCGATAAGGGCCGGATGGTGCAGGAAGCGATCCGGCGCGGCTACCGGCCGGAGGACGACAACGAAGCCGACGCGCTGGCGCTGCTGCACTGGAAGATCGACGAACTGCTGAGCTGACAACCTGTCGAACTGAGAGATGAGAAAATGAGCGGCCTCTACCCCTACCAGCGCATCGGCGCCGACTGGCTCGCCGGCAGGACCGCCGGGCTGCTCGCCGACCAGATGGGGCTCGGCAAGACCGTGCAGGCCATCATCGCCGCGAAGCAATCCGGCGCTGAGAAGATCGGCGTCGTCTGCCCCGCCAGCATGGTCACGCAATGGCAGCGCGAGTTCGACCATTGGTGGCCGGAACATCCGCCGGTCATGGTGTCGAGCTACGGCAAGGTCGCCAACGGCCACTGGGGTGTGCCGCGCTTCGACGTGCTGATCGTGGACGAAGCGCACATGCTCAAGTCGCCGACCAGCGAGCGCACCAGGGCGATCTACGGGCCGGACATCGACTGCATCGACGGCATGGCCGGCTGGGCGGATCGCGTGTGGCTGCTGACCGGCACGCCGGGGCTCAACAACCCCGCTGAGATATGGACGCACCTGCACGCGCTGATGCCGTCGGCGCTGCTCGGCAAGAACGGCAAGGCCGCCAGCTACTGGGGCTTCGCCAAGCGCTACACGCGGGTGTTCGACCGTGGTTACGGGCCGGAGATCAAGCCGGGCAGCGGGCGCAACCTCGAGGAGCTCAAGGCGCTGATCGCGCCGTTCATCTTGCGGCGGCTGAAGGCCGACGTGTTGGCCGACCTGCCGCCGATCACCTTCAACACGCTCTACCTCGACGGCAAGCTGCCAGGCGTGTCGGCGCACGACGAGATGCTGGTGCGCAACGCGCTCGACAGTTTCGATGCCGACGGGCTCGCCAAGGTGCAGACGCATGTCGCGTCGCTGCGGCGCGAGACTGGCATGGCGAAGCTGCCGGCGGTTATCGAGTGGATCTCGGAATTTCTCAACGCGACGGACGAGAAGCTGGTCGTGTTCGCTTACCATCGCGACGTGATCGGCGATCTAATGCTGCACTTTCACAATTACTTGGGCCTACGCGGTTGGTCAGGGGCGAGCGTTACCGGCTCCACTCCGGCCCTTCAACGCCAAACGGAAGTCGACCTGTTCCAGAACGACCCGCGCTGCCGGCTGTTCATCGGCCAGATACAGGCCGCCGGCACCGGCCTGACGCTCACCGCCGCCAGCACGGTGCTGATGGCCGAGCAGTCATGGGTGCCGGCTGAGAACGCCCAGGCCGCGATGCGGGTTCACCGCATCGGCCAGAAGAACGCATGCACGGTCTACAACGCCGTGCTCGCCGGCTCGATCGACGAGCGGATCGGCGATGCGCTGACGCGCAAGCTCAACGACCTCGTCCGGCTCTTTGGAGACGTGTGAAATGGATCTCGCCGACGCCCTGCAGCGCGCCCGCCGCGACGGCCTTTGCGCCATCACGGTCTGGTCGATCGCCTCCAACGAGGCGATGGTCAGCGCGCAGTTCGACCGCGGCGGCAGCAAGGGCTGGGCGATCCTGCATTGCCCGCCGGACGACATCCCGGCGACGCTGTTGAAGGTGCTCGTCGGCGACCGGGTCGGCGTCGATCCTGGCGTCGATTACAGTACCGATTGGTTGGAGGACGAATAAGTGATCCCGGTCAAGTTTGGTCACCTGGCTTTCGGGGTGATGGCTATCGTAGCAGGAGGCGCGGCTTTGGCAGCCAAGGATTGGGGCGTCAGTTTCACCAGCTTCGGTGTCGCGTATTTGGCTTTGGCCCGTTACCGCGAGATGATCTGATGGCGACGAAGGGCGGCAAGACCGGAACGCAGCTGCGGCAGTTCGCGCCGCCGAAGTCCAAGGCGCGGCCGAAGTGGGTCGCGGAGGCTTTGCGGCTGCAGGCGCGTGGGCACGACTTCGACAGCATCGCGCTGTTGCTCGACCTGCATCCGGTCACCGTGAAGGCGCATATCGACCCGCACACCATTACGGTGGCGAATGTCCGCGAGCGCAACATGACGCGTGCGGAGAAGGAAGCGAAGAAAGAGCGCGAGCGAGATCGCAGACGGCTCGACGAACGCCGGCGCCGGAAGGCCGGGCTGGCGAAACCCTGAGAGAAACGGAGAACTGAGAACATGCCTATCCACATTCACATCGAAGCGCTCAACGGCATCGACGCGCGCCGCCAGATACTCGACCTGATCTACGGTGACGCGCCCGCCGAGGGCGATCTGAACGACGTCATCGCCAACGTCGCGCCGACCAGCACGCCGGTCTTCGACGCGCCGCTGACGCCGACCGGCGAAGCCGCCAAGCGCACGCGCCGCAAGAAGGAGGACGCGCCCACCGGCGTCACGCTTGGCGTGGAACAACTGGGCGACCTGATCCAGAAGATCGCGCCGACGAATGGGGCGCCGCTGACGCCGTTCGGCGAGGCCGTCGAGCGCACGCGCCGCAAGAAGGAGGACGCGCCCGCTGGCGGCGAAAACCCTCCTGTCGCCACTGCGGAAACGCCGGAGGAGTCGTCCGTTTCGGCCGATGGTACTGCGGGCGATGCTACGACGCTGGCTGACGACGCCAAGGTCTTCACCAAGGCCGAAGTCAAGTCACGGCTCACCGACCTGACGCTCAAGATCGGCGCAGCGCCGGCCATCACCTTCATGCACACCGTGACCGGCATCCCGAAGTTCAACGACGTGCCGGACACGCTCTACCCGAAGCTGATGGCGGCGCTTGAAAAGAAGCTGGCGGAGTAGCGGTGATGAGCGTTGACGACTATCTCGTACCCGGTCATCTGGTTCGTGTCGCGGGAGCGCCCGCGAAATTTGAGGGAGAGCGTTACGCTTTTCCTTCAATCGGCGTGGCCGGACTGACGAAGCGCGAATACATCGCTACCGCGGCAATGGCGGCGATCGCTCCGGTCCACGGTTGGAGTGAGCCCAAAGTAGTCGCCAAACAGGCCGCGGCTCTCGCCGACGCGTTGCTGGAGGAACTGGCGAAATGACCGCGGCCCACACCGACCGCGATCACGCCCGCCTGTCGCCCTCAAGCGCCAAGCGCTGGCTCATGTGCCCCGGCAGCGTCCCGCTGTCGGAAGGCATCCCCGATCGCACCACGGACTACGCCGCCGAAGGCACAGCGGCGCATGAACTGGCCGAACGGTGCCTGCGCAACCGGCTCGACCCGGAGAGCTTCATCGGCGGCATGTCGAACGGGTACGAGGTCACCGACGAGATGGCGGCGGCCGTGCGCGTCTACGTCGATTGGGTGCAGGACCAGACCGATCCCGGCGACGAGTTCGAGATCGAGTGCCAGCTGGACCTTCGCCATGTCGGCGACGACATGTTCGGCACCGGCGACGCGCTGATCTTCAAGCCGGAGAGCCGGCACCTGATCATCGCCGACTTCAAGTACGGCCGTGGCGTGGCCGTGGAGGTCAGGGAGAACGCCCAGGGGCTGGCCTATGCCTGCGGCGCCATCCAGCGCTACCACAACAGGCAGATCGCGACGGTGACGATCGCGATCATCCAGCCGCGCGCCGCGCATGCCGACGGCCCGGTGCGCGTGTGGGAAACCGACCCGATCGACGTGCTCGATTTCGAGCACGACCTGCGGGTGGGCGCGTCCAAGGTACTCACCGCCACACAGGCGAACGACGGCAGTGAGGTTTGGAACAAGATCTACCTCAACGCCGGCGAGTGGTGCCGCTTCTGCAAGGCCTTGCCGATCTGCCCGGCTGCTCGGCAACGCAGCATCGACGCCGCTAAGCTGGAGTTCCTGACGGAGAATGCCGTGACCACGCTATCTCGAGAGCAACTGGGCGAGATCCTGACCGAAGCCGAGTTCATCAAGGCGCGGCTGAAGGCCGTCGAGGAATACGCGCACCAGGCCGCGCTCGACGGCAACGGGCCAATCGGCTGGAAGCTGGTCGCCAAGCGGGCGACCCGCAAGTGGATCGATCCGGTCGCCGCGGCGGAAGCCATCGCCTTCCTGCACGACCTGCCGGAAGACGTGCTGTTCACCGAGCCGGAACTGCGCTCGCCAGCGCAGATCGAGAAGCTGATCCCGGTGAGCGAGCGCGCGTCTCTGGACGCGCTCTACTCCAAGGAGAGCAGCGGGCTGGTGCTGGTGCCGGAGAGTGACAAGCGACCGGCAGCGAAGAATGACGCGGCGACGGAATTTGCCGCGTAGCAAGCCTGGCCGGAGCTTCGATCCGGTCGCAACCTGAAAACGGAGAACTGACTAAAATGGCAATCGACTTCAACACCTGCCGCACCACCGCGAGCGGCAACATCATCACCCCGAAGTGCCGCATGGGCTTCCCCCGGCTGTTCGAGCCGTCGAAGGCCCCCGGCAGCGACACGCTCAAGTACAGCGTGTCGCTGGTCATCCCCGACAAGGCCGACATCACGCTGCTGAAGCAGATGGCCGCCAAGGCGGCGAAGGACAAGTGGGGCGACAAGCCGCCGTCCAAGCTCAAGTCGCCATTCCTGAAGGCGTCGGAGTGCGCTGGCGACAAGGGCAAGCACTTCCCCGACGAGTGCGACGACTGGATCGTGCTCCGGCCGTCGTCGATCGACAAGCCGGGTATCGTCGGCGCCGACGGTAAGAACGTCACCGAGCCGCGCGAGGTCTACGCCGGCCGCTGGTGCGCCGCTTCGCTGCGGGCCTTCGCCTACGACAAGGCCGGCAACCGCGGCGTGGCCTTCGGACTGCAGAACGTCCAGATCCTCGACGCGGCGGAAAGCTGGGGCGGCATGCGCGCCAAGGCCGAAGACGAGTTCGAGCCGGTCGGCTCGGCCGCGCCGAGCAACGACGCAAGCTGGCTCGACTGAAAGGAGCGAACCTATGACCGACCACAAGGGACTGCCGGTTTCCGGCTACGTCGCGCAGAGCGACGACAAGATCACTATCGTCAACGCCAACAAGGAACTGGAGGAGCGCGTGCTGCGCCAGTTCGAGGCGATGAAGACCGACCCGCGTTTCGACCAGCGCATGATCGCGATTGCCTTCACCGGCGTGCAGGAAGCGTTCATGTGGGCGAACCGGGCGGTGTTTCAACCGACGCGGGTGAAGTTCGATGGCGAGTAAGAACCCGGAAGTGACCGGCGGCGACAACGAGAAGGCGGTCGCCGTCAACCAGTTGCGGGCGCTCGTCGAGCGTATCGAGGCCCTGGCCGCGGAGAAGGCAGCGCTGTCGGAAGACATCGCCGGCATCTACGGCGAGGCCAAGGGCGTCGGCTTCGACACCAAGGCGATCCGCGCGGTGGTGCGGCTGCGCAAGCAGGACAAGGAGAAGCGCGAGCAGGAGCAGGCCGTGCTCGACCTTTACGGCAACGCACTCGGGCTCTGGTAACCAACCGCCGCGCGGCTCCGGCCGCGCGGCCCACCTTTGGAGGAACCACATGGACCGCTACGGATACGACACATACGACGGGCGTACCTACTGCCTGGTCGACCTGCAGAAAAACGAGCATATCGGCACGGTGTTTCACGTCACCACGGCCGACCTGATCGTCGACACGCTCAACCGCGTGGAGCGCATGCACAAGGTGATCGAGGGCCACCTGGCCGAGAACAATGCGCGCCCTGTCGGTTGATTTCGAGACACGCTCCGTCGTCGACCTGACCGACGTCAACGCCTACGTCTACTTTGACGATCCGAGCACGGACGCCTGGTGCATGTCGTACTGCTTCAGCGACCAGCCGGAGCGCGTCGAGACGTGGTGGTGCGGTGCCCCTATACCGGCACCCGTCGCCGACCATATCGCGGCCGGCGGCATCCTGAACGCGTGGAACGCATCATTCGAGCGCCTGTGCTTCGAGAAGCTGATGGGGCCGCGCTACGGCTGGCCGGTGCCGGAACTTCGCCAATGGCGTTGCACGATGGCGGCGGCGCTGGCGATGGCGCTGCCGGGCAAACTGGAGATGGCGGCTCCCGCCCTTGGTCTGGATGTCCGAAAAGATGAGGCGGGCCACCGGCTGATGCTGCAGATGTCGAAGCCGCGCAAGCGCGACCCGCTAACCTGGTGGGACGACTTCGACCGCGTCGAGCGGCTGGGCGCGTACTGCGAGCAGGACGTGCGCACCGAGATGGCGGTCGCCAGCCGCATCCTGCCGTTGAGCGACCGTGAGCAGGAGGTCTGGTTTCTTGACCAAACGGTCAACGATCGCGGCGTCGGCATCGACGAGAAGCTCTGCCTGAGCGCGCGGGCCGTGGTGCGCGAGGCCGCCACGCGGCTCGACGCCGAGCTTCGCGACCTGACCGGTTTCGAGGTTTCGACGGCGACCAATACCGGCCGCATCCGCAAATGGCTTGGCGACCACGGCGTGGTCACCGACAGCATCGCGAAGGACGTGCTCGCCGAACTGCTTAACCGTGACGACCTGCCGCCGGCCGCGCGCCGCGTGCTGGAGATACGGCGCGATGGCGGCAAGTCGAGCACGGCGAAGATCGACGCGATGCTCGACCGCCGGCAGGCCGACGGGCGCATGCGCGGCAACCTGCAATACCACGGCGCCTCGACCGGCCGCTGGGCGGCGCGCGGCGCGCAGCTGCAGAACCTGCCGCGGCCGAGCGAGGAAAACGACAAGACGGTGGTCAAGGCGATCATCGACATTTTGCTGGGGGCTATATGATCCGGGTCGTATCATGGTTTTCCTGCGGAGCCGCCAGCGCTGCGGCGACGAAACTCGCGATCGAAGCGCGGCCCGACGAGGTTGTCGTTGCTTACTGCGACACGTCCCGGCGTGAGCACCCAGACAACATGCGCTTCTTGCGCGATTGCGAAAAATGGTTCGGCCGCGAAATCCTCATTCTCGGCAACGACGACTACGACCGCGACCCTGATCAGGTCTTTCGCAAGACCCGTTATCTTGTCGGCCCCGGTGGCGCCCGCTGCACGGCGGAACTGAAGAAGTCCGTGCGCTGGGGCTTCCAGCGGCCTGATGATCTGGTGGTCATCGGCTTCACGGCGGAAGAATACGCCACTCGCCGCAAACGCCTAGCCGAGAGCGAGCCGCTGACGCGCTTCTGGCCGATCCTGCACGAGCGCGGCATGACTAAACAGAACTGTCTCGACATGGTAAGCGAAGCGGGGATACCGCTCCCGGCCATGTACGGGCTTGGCTACAAGAACAACAACTGCATCGGTTGCGTCAAAGGCCAGGCGGGCTACTGGAACAAAATACGGGTCGATTTCCCCGAACGCTTCGCCGAGATGGCCGCGATCGAACGTGAACTCGGCCGGACGATCTGCAAACGCGAGTGGACGGAAAACGGCGTGCGCAAGCGGGAGCGCATCCCGCTCGATCGCCTGCCGCCAGAGTTGGGCCGATACGACAAGGAGCCGGATATTTCCTGCGGCATACTGTGCCAAACGGCGTCAACATGAACGCCCACGACGCCATCGACGCGCTGATCGGCCCGCCAATGGTCGCGGTCGCCGACGCGATCCGCGGCATGATCGTCGCCGCGCCAGGCCACAAACTAATCGCCGCCGACTTCAGCCAGATCGAAGCGCGCGTCAATCCGTGGCTGGCGGGCGAGCGGAGCGTGCTGGAGGCCTTCCGCGCCTATGACCGCAAGGAAGGACCGGACATCTACCGCGTGACCGCAGCGGGCGTCTACGGCTGCGATGCGGCCGGCGTGAGCGGATCGCAGCGGCAGGTCGGCAAGGTCGCCACGCTCGCGCTCGGCTTCGGCGGCGGCCCGGTGGCGTTCGCCAAGATGGCGAAGAACTACAAGCTCGACGTCGGCGACGTCTACGAGCCGGTGCATGCGAGCGCGACCGAGGCGAACCTTGCGAAAGCGCGGCGCGGCTGGGATCAGCGCGGCAAGCGCTCCGGCATGACCGAGCGCCGCTGGATGACTGCCGAACTGATCAAGCTCGCATGGCGCGAAGCGAACCCGGCGACGGTGCGCTGGTGGCGCGACCTGGAGGAAGCCGCAATGGACGCGGTTCGCCATCCCGGCGAGGTCTTCGGCGCCGGCGAGTTCATCCGCTATCGCAAGGACGGATCGTTCCTCTGGTGCCAGCTGCCGAGCGGCCGCAAGCTTTGCTACCCGTTTCCGCGCATCGAGATGAAGCGGATGCCGTGGCTGGATGACGATGAAGCGCCCGTTTTCAAGCCGGGGTTGACCTACAAAAGTATGAACAGCGTCACCAAGCAATGGGGTGACGCTGATTTTCACCGGACAATAGCCAGTGAAAACGCGACGCAGGCCACGGCGCGCGACGTGATGGTTGCCGGCATGTTCGAGTTGGAGCGCGCTGGCTATCCGATCGTGCTGTCGATCCACGACGAAGTGATCACCGAGCCGCCGGCCGACTTCGGCAGCGTGGCCGAAGTCATCGCGCTGATCACCAAGCCGCGCAAATGGGCGCCGGGTCTGCCGGTGGCCGCCGACGGGTTCGAGGCAACCCGCTACCGGAAATGATCACGGATAGAACTCCGTACGCGACTGCCAGAGCACATGACATTCGTGGAAAAGCTCGACGAAACTGTTCCCTTTCAGTTCCGTGATCGGCATGTCGACGATCCACGGCCCGGCGATCTGATCGCCAACCGGCCGCGTCGGGTTCGGCTTCTCGCCAGTCTGCGGCACCAGCACGAACGGCACGCGCCGGAAGCCTGGCACATTGCGCTCGCCGGCGTACCACGCCATCCCGAGGTACTTGCAGTTCCGCAATTTGTTGAAGCGCACGTAGATTTCGGAGCGGCCGTTCGGAAACGCGACCGCCGTGACGATCTCCATCTTGGCGACAACCGGCGCCCAACGCGTCTCCAGTTCCGGCCCGGCAGTGTAGAGCGCCACAAGCAGGAAGAATGCCGTGGCGACCCCGAGAAGGGTCTTGATGCAGGCTTCAAGGACCGACGACACGGAAGCCTCCGTTGATCAGGAATGTCGTGATCGCCATCAGGACGCCGCTGCCGGTCGTGAGCAACAGCCACTTGCCGATCTGGAACACCGAGCCGAGACTGGCCTCGATCCGCGACAGGTGCTCGGCCAGGTTCTTGTCGCGCTCCTTGCGCACTTCGCGGTCCGTCCTGATCTCGTCCATGAAAGCCTTTATCTGCCGATGCTCCTGCACCAGTTCCGTCAAGGTGCGCTCATGGTTGGCGAGCATGGCCCGCAGAGCCTCAATAGGGTCGGGTGCCATTTACGCGCTCCGTCACTGCTTCCAGCAGCCTTGCGCGGCGCCGTACCGGTTGTGACCTACCACCTGCTTCGCGAACGGCTGGTCGGTCGTCGATAGCGTGAGCGCGGTAGCCGGGCTAGGGCTTAGGCGCTTCCAACCCGCGCAATTCGATCCCGTCGCAGAGCACCCCGCCACCGAGAGCCCGACAAAGAGCAATGTCGCCCATACCATGCACTTCATCGTCTATGCCCTCGCGCTTTCGGTACGCCTCGACGGTTGCCTTCAACTGCGCAGTCCTGCCGTCCGCGCGGCCCTTATAGTAGCCGACACCGCCCGTAATGACGAGGGCGAGCGCCACGCCGGCGAGCAGGTACGGGAACGGAAGCGGCCACATCACTCGGCGTCCTGCTGTTCGATCTTCTGCACCTTGGCCTCGACGTTCGCGCGCTGCTTGTCGCGGCGGACCACGAAGAACACGACCAGCCCGGCCGCGAGCACCGCGGCGACGATCAGGAACGCCGGATGGAACCCGGCCACTGCCGGGATCGCCGCCGGCACGGCGGTCGTCGCCACCGGCACCATGACGTCGGGCGAGGCGTACCACGGCTTGTCGAGCGCGGTGTTGGTGACCGCCACTGGCTTCTTCTCGACCACGACCTTCGGCGCTTCGTCCGGCTCGGCCGCGAGCTTCTTCGCCAGCCGGCGAACGCCTTCGATGCGTTTAGACCAGCCATTGCCGTATCGACCCCACTTCGGCAGGGTGCGCAGCCATTTCAGCCGCATGTCGCAGATCGTGTCGATCAGCCCGTCGCGATCGGCCTCTCGAGCATCCTTCAGCGTCGCAGGTCCGACCTTGCCGTCCTGCACCGCCCCGAGGGCGCGTTGCAGGAATTTCGCCGCCCTGGCCGGGCCGGAGTTCACGGCGAAGTCGAAGACCGCGTAATCGACGCCACCGGGCAGTTCGGAGCCCATCACCTTGCTCCAGTAGTGGCGCCGGTAGACGACACCGACCTGCGCATCGGTGATCTTCTTCAGGTCGTCGATCGAGCCGGTCGGCTTCACGTAAGACCGGAAGGTTGCCAGCGTGACGCCCTTGTTGGTCGGCCCGCCTGGGTCTTGCGGGTCGTTGATGTAGCCGCCTTCGTGCTTCAGCACGGCGTTCAGCGCACGGGGGAAATTGCGGTCCATCGCTTAAAGCCCTATGTTGACCGGCATGGACAAGACACCTTCCTTCGCCACCGTGTTCGCCTTCATCGTGCTGTTTACGGCCCTGTACCTCTCCCAGCACGATCTTCCGCCGATGGATTGGCGCGACGGCGTGGCGTTTGCGGTGCTCGGGCTCATCCTATGGGTTTGCTTTCGCCGGAGCGGCGGTGCCGAACTGGATGCCCATGGTCATGAGGAGCCGCGACAAAGTGTCGCGTTTCGCTGCGGTAAGGCGCTGAACCGCATTCTTCACGGCCGGAACCCGATAGCCCCCGCGCGCAATGATGTTCGCAAGATCCTCGACTGAGCGATTGGTGAGGCTTTCGCCGGCTTTCTTGGCGGCGTAGCCGGTGCCGATTATCCCGGCCTGCAGCGCCAGGCCGGGGATGTTCCCGCTCGTCAGGTTGCCGTAGCCCGCCACGGTGTGGCCCGACACGCCGAGCGCGCCGGTCGGCAGCAACCGCGACAGGGTGTCGAGCGTGTGCGAGGCAGGCGTTCCGGTCGCCAGCTTCAGCAAGCCAGCTTTCTCGTCGGGCGTGAAGCCCCGCGTCCGCGCGTCATTCAGGACGATGTTCTTGGCCTGTCGCCGCGTGGCGCCGGCGATGTCCTGGTTCAACTGGCTGCCACCGATGATCTCGCCGCGTTTCGCGACCTGTTCGACCGTCTCCAGTTTCCGAGCGCCCTGCCAATAGTTTCGCGCTTCCCTGAACGCCTGCGCGGCTTCGGGGCCGTCCCCCATCATGATCGTGGCCGGATCGGCGTTGTTGAGCAGGTCGTCGATATGGTCGACGATCTTGCCGATCATCATGTTGTTGGACTTGTTGCCGGGGATGTAGCCGTTCGAGGCCACCTTGCGCCAGGTGTCCAGCCCCTTCACCGTGACATTGCCACGGCGATACTGCTGCTGGATGCGCTTCAGGACAGGCATCACGCCGGGCGCGAGCGCCTGGTCGTAGCCGAGATCAGTGAGGTCGTTGACGATGTTGTCGCGCAGCTGGCGCACGCCGGTGTTGTTGAAGATGACGCCGGTCTTCTCGGCGCGATCGTAAGCCTCACGCCCGCGCTGGTAGTATTCGGCGCTCTTGATCGTCTTCGGCCGCTTGTTGAACAGCCCGGCGACCTTGCCGACGGTGCTCGCGATGGCTTCGCCGGCCACGTTGCCAGCGGCGCCGGCGACCAGGCCGGTGCCAGCGCCGGAGACGGCACCCGACAGTTCGTCACCGGGATCGGCGTTGCCCGCGCCGGAGATGGCGCCGTAGACACCGCCCTCGACGCCCATCAGGCCGCTGCGCGCAACCAAGCCGGGGAAGCCCTTCATAGCGCCTGTGCCGAGCGCGCCCTGCAACGTGGCGCCCCTGCCAGCGGCCGACAGCGCGGTGCGCAGCCCGCCGGCAATCTCGGCCACGGTGCCTGCGCCGCCGGATCGTTTGCGAGCACCTTCCGTGCGTCGCCGCTGGTCGGCTAGTTCCTGGCTGTAGGTCTTATCCGTGAACGGCGAGCGCGCGGCGGCCACGGCCTTGTCGCCCCAACCAAAAGTCGCGCCGTTGGCGGTCAGGTCGAGGATGTCGTTGGCGGCCACGAGCGGCTTTTGCCAGCCGGGCAGGTCATCGTACTGCGCGCGAGCGGGGTTCTGCGTCGCGAGGGACGCCGCCCGGCGGAACTCGTCGGCAGCCTGCGTCTGCTCCGGCGTGTTCGGCGTCGGCGGCGCGAACTGCCTGCGCAGCACCGCCTCGATCTCGGCGTCCGGCATGTCGTCGGGAAACTCGGCGATCGTCCCGTCGGGAAGTTCGATTTCCTTCATTCGACCTTCCCCGTAGCCGGGTTGAACTTCTTGCGCGGACCGGCTGCCGGAGGCGGAGCGGTCCCGCCGCCAACGCCGGCGGCCATGTTGATCGCGTTCCGCCGACCCTGCTTCAGCATGGTCTTCAGTTCGGTCAGCGCCTCAAAGAACGCGGCGTCGCTCTGCGCCGTATCGAGACGCGCCATTGCTTCGGTCGCCTTCTGGCCTTCGACTTCGGTGATCTGGCCTGCGTTACGCAAGCGGTCGAATGCGTCGAGGAAGACGCGGCCGGTCATCTGCTTGCGGCGCACGTTGAAGTCGGTAGCGTCCGTGCCGGCGATGTAGTTGCGCGGATCGACCGTCCCCGATAGGCCAGTGGCCGTCTCGCGTCCCGGATGGTTGAGCATACCGTCGATCAGGTCGATGCTATAATCGACCGTCTCCAGCACCTTCGGCAAGCTGCCGGCAGCCTTGCCTTCGATCGTTCCTCGCTCCTTGCCCTGGGCAGTGTCGCGCGCCTTCTCGTAGGGATCGAGGATCGTCGAACCTTCCGGCATCGGCAGTTCCTCGAACGACCCGTCGTCACCGACCGTGCCGTAGACTTTCGTGCCGTCCGCCTTTTCGATGATCACCGGCTGCGTACTGCGGCGCACGCGATCGCTCGACTGGCTGGCGTTGACGCCGATCTCGCGGCCGCCGGCCCGAATGGCGTCGTCGACCGCCGGATCGCCCTGGCGGAACGTCCGCACGCTCTGGTCCGGCATCTGAATGTTGACCAGGTTCTGGTTGGCCGCCGGATCGTTGCGCATGCTCTTGGCGAGCAGGAGGTTCGCGCCCTGCTCGGGGCCGACCTGCCCCAGCAACGCGCGCTGCTCAGGCGTGACGTCTTTCAACCCACCGACCAGATTTTGCCACTGCTCGATCCGGCGCTGCTCAAAATCTTCGGCGCGCTTCTTGAACGCCAAGATGTCTTCGCGTTCCTTGCGCTCCTGCTTCAACTGTTTGCCGGCCATCGCGCCCTTGACGCCCTGGCCGAGCGCTTCCGACATATTGATCGGCGTGGTGCTCCAGCGGCCGGCGTCGAGCAGCCCGGCAGCCAGCCCCATGATCGTCTCGTCGGGCGTGGTCAGCTTGCCGAGCAGGCCAGTCGGGCCGCGCGGCTGCTGTGGCGCCGCAGCCGACGTCTGCATCGGATCGACGCCCGTCGGTTCACGCGCACCGGCCCACGGATCGCCGGTAACTTCGCGCATTCCGGCCCACGGGTCCGGCCGGGGCTGCTCCATCTGCGGCTGCTGCGGCCACATGCGGGGCTCGTTCGGCTGCGGCGGCATCTGCGGCTGCTGGATGTACGGCGGGACGATCGGCGGGCGCACGCGCATCCCGCCACCGGCCGGCGGCGGGTCGCCGGGCAGCGGGTAGCCGAGCACGCCGGCCAAAGGTGCCCCGCGCAATCGCGACGCGGCGAGAGCACGGGGATCGGGCTGCTGACGACGACCGATGTAAACGCCCATCTTATGCCGCCATCCTGCCGGCCAGCGAGTTGACCTTGATCACCAGCTTCCCGTTCACGCGCTCGGTCGCGCCGGGGTATCGCTTCTCGACGTCCTGCGCCATCGGGCCGACGATCTTCGGGTACGACTTCGGATCGCCCTTGTAGCGATAGGCGTACATCGGCAGGCCAGACGCTTCGTCCTTCCCGAGCCGCTTGATGTCGGTCTTCATCCGGCGGTCGGACAGGAACCCGAGCGCCGCGCCGGCAAGGCCCATCCCGGCCGAAGCGCCCGTGCCGAGCCCGAGCGCTCCCGCCGCCTGCAGACCCGCCAATCCGCCACCCATGATCGCCGCGCCGCTGTTCGACGTGATCGGCTGCGTCGTGGTGTTGGTCTGACCGTAGGGCTGGCCGGCGAGCGTCGCGTTCTGCAGGTTCAGCATGTCGATCGGGTACTGCTGCTGCCGCAGGAACTCCTCATACTGCTGGTCGAGGATCGCCTGCTGTTGCTGCTGCCGCTGCTGGCCGATCGCCTCCAGCTGGGCGTTCTGCGTCGCGTCCATGCTGGCGCGCTGGCCGGCGTAGGCGGCATTCTGCGTCGCGGCGTTCTGCTGCACCCCAGCGGCCTGGATCGCCGCCTGCTGGTTCGTCGTGCCCGCCTGGAGCGCGCGATCGGCGTTGCCGATGTTCGCCTGCTGCTGCCAGCCGGCGTTCTGCAACAGCGACTGCTGCTGATTGCCGGCGTTGAACAGGTTCGCCTGCTGCTGGTTGGACGCGTTGAACTGCGCGCCCTGCTGCCGGAAACCGGCATTGGCGAGCGCGACCTGCAGCGAGTTGCCGGCGTTGGCGAGATTGGCCTGCTGCTGGAAACCGGCGTTCGACAGCAGCGACTGCTGCTGGTTGCCGGCATTGTACAGGTTCAGGCCCTGCGAAAGCTGGGCGTTGAGGTTGTTAGCCGACTGCGCATTGGCCGCGCTGGCGATCGACGCCTGCGTGGCGCGGTCGGCATTGGTGAGCGTCGTCTGCTGCCGCAGTCCGGTGTTCTGCTGCGCGGCGGCCAACGCCTGCGCGTAGTTGCTCTGGTTGAGCCCGGCCGTCGTGTTGGCGACGGTGTCGAGATAGCCGCGGTTCGTCTCGGCGCCGAGCACACCGTGCCGCGATCCGCCAAACGCGCCGGCTGCCGCAGCCGCGGCGTTGTTGCCGTTCTGCAGGATCGTGTTCTCGCGGCCGAGCGTGTTCATGGTCCGGTCGATCACGTCCTGCGTGAACGGGTTCATGAACTCGCCGATCTGATTGGCGCGTGTCTGCTCGTACTTCGCCTGCGCGCCGGAAGCCGACGCAGCCGCGGCGCGCTCGCCGGCGCTCGCCGTAGCGTAGCCGGACGACGCGGCGGCGGCTGCCGCCCGCGCTGCTTCGGCCGGGCTGATCTGCGCGATGCGCGCGGACGCCGCGTTGGCCGCCGCCGAGCCCATGCTCGCCCCGGTCACGTTCTGCGAGTTGACGGCGCCCGGCGTGAAGCCGGTGAGCCGCTCGGCAGTCGAGATGCTGTTGTCGAGAAGCCCCTGCGCGTAATCGCGATCCGCGATCGTCTGCGCCCACGCAGCTTCCTGCTCGGGCGTGAAGTTCGCCATCCGGTCGCCCGTATAGGGCTGGTACGGCGTGTTGGCGATCTCGTTGGAACGGTCGATAAGGCTCCGAGACTGGTCCTCGATATACTGAGGAACCGACGTCTTACTCGTTACCGTCTGCTTGCTGCTTTTGCTCATCGCGGCCAAAACCCGTCGGTGCGGAGAAGAATGACATCCGGTGATCCGTCCAGCCGCGGGCGGTCAGTAGTTTGTTCCAGCCCTTCCTACCAAGAAACGAGACGTGGGAACAGCCCAATGTCTTGCCCCATGCGCGCAGAGGCTCGAGCACTTCCATCAGGTCGTCGGCGTTCCCCCCGCCGATGAAGATGTTCAGCACCTTGCCCTGCGGGTAGGTCGAGAGTTCGGTAATGACGACGCTGTCCTTGACCGGCCAGAAATGCATCAGGCCGGCCTCGACGGCGGCCTTGATGTCCTCGACGGTGTGCGTGCGGATGCCGGTGTAGTCGAGCGACGCCTGCAGCGCCGGCGTCAGCCGCTCGAACATCTGCTCGACGGTTTCGCCCTTCATCCGAACATCGCCATCAGCCGCCGGTGAATGCTGCTGCGGTCGGGCACCAGGTGCAACTGGCCCTCGTACAGCGGGGCGCGCAGGATGCGCTCCGGCCGCGCTATCTCGCGCAGAACGAGCTCGGTGTCGGCGCTGACGATCTCGTAGGCCGGGTCGATCTTCTCGGGGTCGTAGTCCACGACGCGCTTCATGCGGCCACCGTGGAGAGCACGCCGGCGTTGTCGACGACGATGGCGTAGGCCGTGCCGTCCGGCGACAGCAGGATGATGCGCTCGGTGCCGGGCTGGATGTCCTGGCCCTTCTTGAAATTGCGCATGTCCTCGAGCTCGATCGCCGAGAACGCGCGGTTGACGTCGGGGTTGTTGGTGCGCGGTAGCTTCATGCCCTTCCTCCCAGAACCATGTCGACGCGCTGCCGGCCGAGCGACCAGTCGGCGTCGGTAACCTGATCCCAGCGCGGCGCCAGCGTGCGCCCGGCGGCACGCGCCTGCGCGTAGCCGTTCGTCGGGTCGAGCGTGAACGGGCCGTACTCCTGCCCGGTGCCCTGCGGCGTCAGCTTCGCCGTGAAGGTAAGTTCGAGCGCCGACGGATCGCCGCGGATGTCCGGCACGATCAGGTTGATGTATGCGAGCCGGTCGCCTTCACCGATCTCGACGTCGCCGCCTTCGATGAAGATCGAACCGACGCGCGTCGCGCCGTCGGCGGTCAGGCCCGTTTCCTGCTCGAACACGTCGCCATTCGGGTCGACCGCGAGCGGGGTCGTGTAGACGCCCTTGTCCGTCCAGCATGTCCGCGCCAGCGCGCCGAAGTACCAGATGCGGGACTGGTAGTTGAAGATCACGTAGCTATCGTTTTCGTCGCTGTCGGCGGACGGGTAGAACCACCAGATCTCGTTGAACTCGCTGTTGTGACCGGCGAAGATCTTGGCCCGCTGGTACAGGTTGATGTCGTTCCAGACCTTGTCGCTGATGTCGCACGGCATTTCGTTGACGACACCGCCATCGTACATCCAGAACTTGCCCTCGCCCATCCAGAACGCGCGGTCGCTGACCGCGACGGCAGCGTTCGGACCAAGGATGCCGCAGTTGTCGCCGATGCGGTTGCGGCCGTAGATGAACGGCGTCCCGAGATAGTCGAAGGCGTGAACGTCGATCGTCGTCCACACCAGGATACGCCCCGACGTCGTCTTGCGGCCGGTGACGATGTTGCCCTGCGTTTCGAGCTCCAGATCGCCCGCGGTGTTCGTGCCGCTCGGCGTCCAGACGGTGTTGGCTTCCTGGCTGCACCACTGCACCAGGCGGCGATTGCCGTCGGCGCCGAGCGCGAACAGGTGACGTTCGTTGGAGACAAGCGCGGCGACGCAGTTGACCGGCGCGTTGACGACCACGGCGGCAACCGTATCGCCCGGCTCGAACTCAAGGATGCGCCCATCGCTGGTCAGAACGGCGATCAGGTTCTCGCCCCAGGTGTCGAAGCTCCACGTCGCGGCGGAGCCGGTCGACGTCGAGCCGACGCCGGCCTCGCCGTAATCGCCCGAGCCGTACTGGCCCGCGCCAAAGCCTTCACTCGGGATGGTGCTCGCGTTGCCGGCGGCCAGATCGACCGGAGATGCGTCGGCGTAAGAGCCGCCCTCGTTGACGTAGAGCTTGGTGTTGGTGCCGATCGCAATATAGCGGATGGCCGCGTTGTCGCGCCACACCAGGATCGCGCGGGCAAGACCGTCGAGCGTCGCGGACGAACCGCTGACCCATCCGCCGATCGGCCGGATCAGGTCGCCGACCCAGCGCACGAGCGAGCCATCGTACCACCGGCCGCGTGACTGGTAGTCCGTGCCTTTCCGGTAGAAGCCCGGCGGTATGGCGAGAGGCGCCAGCGGCATGGTTCAAGCGACCCTCTGAATGAGATAGACGTTGTCGCCGGACACGTCGTCGACACGACCACGCGAACGCCACGTCCCGGTCAGGGCCGCGCCCGCTCCGGCAATGTCGAACTTGGTCGTGCTCGATATGCGCGGAACCACCGCCGCGTTGCGGCTGTAATTGGTTATTCCGGCAAAACACAGGATAACCGTTCCTACTTCGTAATCCGTTTCGCTGTCGCTGGTGGTCTGCTCGATCACCGCGAAACGCGCCGGACTGGCCGCTTCCAACGCCGTACAGGCCGCCGTCGCGCTGGCGGCGGTGAACAGCGCCTTGCCGACGGTCGTGCCGCCCAGTGACGTCTGCTGGTCGCTGGTCGTCGCGCCGGGCACGCCGCCCTTCGCCAGCTTCAGGTAGGGGCCGATCTGGAACAGGTCGTCGATGCTGTCCAGATCGGCGTTGATCTTCGGCCCCCAGCTATCGACGGACGCGCCGACTTCGGGCTTGGTCAGGCCGAGAATAGTGGTCGTGGTGTCGGCCATCAGGCAACCCTCTGAAGCACTGCCTTGCGAGGCGTCCCGCCGGTATCGTCAAGACTGCCCCGCGCCCGCCACGTCCCGGTCAACAGCGTTCCCGAACCGGAGGTCGTGTAAACGGTAGTCCCCGTCTGGAGACGGGGGGCCACCGAAGAATTAAGCACCGGAGCGCCGGCAGCCACCGAACAAAAAATCCAAGACCCGATCTCAAGATCGGTTTCGCTGTCGCTGGTGGCCTGCTCGATCACCGCGAAGCGCGCCGGGCTCGCGGCCTCCAACTGCGCGCACGCAGCGGTCGCGCTAGCAGCAGTGAACAGCGCCTTGCCGACCGTCGAACCGCCGAGATTGGTAAGCGCCACGGCGGCCGTCTTGGCGCCGGTGCCGCCCTTCGACTGCTTCAGGACGGGATCGCCGCCGCTCAACTCGAACAGCGCGTCGATGTCGTCGAAGTTGTCGTTCCACTTCGTGCCCCACGTATTGGTCGACTTGGGGGCGACAGTGGACGGCTTGGTAAGGCTGAGGATCGGCGTCGTCGTGTCGGCCATCAATACCCCCGACGGCGACGGCTCATCGTGAGCGGGCCGGAATTGTAGGTCGCGTCGTTGGACAAATCGTTCAGCTGCCCCACCGTAGCGGCCAGCCCCTGCGCCCACATGGTGACGCGTTCGTCCTCGCGCATGTACGGCGCGGCTTCCATCAGCGCGCCGTAGAGGTACGCGTCGGGCGCGGCATCGAACAGCCAGTTGTTCGGCGCGCTCGCGGTCAACGCCGGGATCGTGCAGCGGTAGACCATCTCCAGCCGCAGCGGATACGCCGGCTCGGGGAACAACTCCATCTCGGTCCCGAAGACCGTGAAGAACGCCGGGTCGCCAGTCATGTCCGGCGACTGGTTACGGATGTCGTTCAACTGGAAGAAGGTGCGGAACTTCAGCGGCGCTCCGGCGACACCGTCGGTCACGATACGCAGGGTGCGCATCGTCTGGAAGTCGCTCGGCAGAGAAATGTACTGCGGCTCGGTCGGCGCCTCGAGCACGTCGGTGTAGGAGCGCGTCTCCATCTGCCGGCACTTCAGCGTCCGGTTGGCCTTGGCCTCGAACAGCTTGATGTGGACCGGGATCGCTGCAACGAGATCCTGGCGCGAATAGTGGTAGTTCGTCAGCGTGTCGACGAGCCCGTCGTAATCGTCCAGGTCCACGGATCAAACCCTTCCGGGTGCGGTGCGCAGGTACAGATACTCGTTGCTGTTCAGGAGCCGCTTGACCGCAGGCCAGTGGTCCTTGTTCATCACGTCGATGCCGAACTCGACCAGCCATTTGGCCTGGATCGAAGCCGGAATGGAGGCAACCCGTCGCAATTCGCGCGACGGGCTGTATCCATCGTTCAGGTTGAACAGTTCCTTGTTCGTGTCGAGCACAGGTTCAACATCTTCGGAGATCTTCTCGATCACCTGCTTGTTGGCCTCGTCGATGATGAACTCGGTGATCATCCGACCTTCTCTGCTGCAGGCGGCTTCAGGGCGAACCACTTGTCCGCGACTTCCTGGGGAACCTCGACGATGGTGTCGTCGGCAAGACCGATGACACCGTACTCGCCGCTTCCCCAGCGGGGCTTGCGGTCGTTCTTGATCCGCACCTTGACCAGCTTCGGGCCTGCGGCCTTCGGCTCGGCGGCCGGCTCGGCGGCCTTGCGGCCGCGCTTCTTCGGGG